GTGGAAGACTCCATCTATCTCGACACTGCAGCGCAAGGGCGGGGCGTTGGGACGTTGCTGCTGGAGGCGCTCATCCGTGAATGCCAGACGCGCGGTTTCAAGCAGATGGTGGCGGTGGTGGGCGGCGGCCGCGAAAATCCGGGCTCAGCCAAGTTGCACGCGCGTTGCGGGTTTCGCGAGGTGGGCGTGCTGGAGGCGGTGGGCTACAAGTTCGATCGCTGGCTGGATTGTCTGCTGATGCAGCGCGCTTTGTGAGGTGAGTGAAGCGGCGCCGCATCGCTGGGCCGGCAGGCCCCATGCCGTGCGGGTTGCTTCAAGAATACGGTTCAGTGTTTCAGTTTCAGTCATTCAAGTCATTCAGTTCGCGTTAAGTTGGTTTGAGCGCGGCACGTTTAGTAGGTCGTGCGCACGAGCACGGCCAGATACATCGCGCCGCCGGCAAATAGCCCCATCCCGATGATGAGCAGCCAGTCGACGAAGGCCGTGTTGCCGCTGGCCACAGGCCTTGGATTGGCGTTCGGTTCGTGCTTCATGAGGGTCTCCGCGTCAGAGCAGGCGCCCGAGCTCGCGCAACGCCGCGCAAAACAGCGCTACCGCGATCACCAGATCGACCTGCCGGCCTCGCATCCAGGCGCGACACCGGAGCTGGCGGTTCACGCTACCCGGGGCCATGCCCCATTTTTGATCGAGGCCGTGCCGGCCATCTTCCCCTCTCCCTGCGACGTTGTCTTGAGCGCATCGCATTCCAGTAGTTTAGACACGCCTAACTTTATGTCAAGAAATATCTAATTTGTGATGTTTAGAATGCTGCGATTTGGTACGAAAAAACCCGCCAAAGCGGGTTTGTGTGTTGAGAAGTCGACGTTGGGCGCGCTCAGAAATCGCCCATGCCTGACCGGTACTTGACCCGGCCGACGATGTCGATGTGTTCGAGCTGCTCGGGTGCCACGATGAACGGATCGTGCTTCTCCTTGTTGTCGCTGACCACCCGGATTGAGCCGTCGGGCAGGCGGAACAACCGCTTCACCAGCATCTCGCCGCAGTACACCAGCGCGAACACACCGCCGCCCGTGGGGATGCGCCGGTCCGCCTTATCGACGACCACCGTGTCGTCATCAAAGAGGCGCGGCTCCATGCTGTCGCCACGCACCTTCACCGCCACCAGGTGTTTGGGACTGGCGTCCAGCCGGCGGACGTAATCGGCCTGGAACGGCAGGGGTTCCTTCTCTTCAACGTGCCACGTTTCTCGCCCATTGCCGGCTGAAAGCGCCACGTCGACGTGCGTAATCAGGATCGTCGTCTCGGCCGGCAGTTCGTCCAGGCTGTTGTACGTGGTGATGGGGCGTGCGGGAAAGCCTTTGCTGTGGGCCGAAGCGCCAGCGCTCGTGCGTACCACGTCGCCAGCGCTGCCGCCTGCAGCATGCGCGGCGGCATCGGAGAAGGGCGTGTCCATCACGCGGTCGGCAAACCCCAGCTTCTTCTCAAGGCGGCGCGCGGCAATGTCGCCGATGCTGCGGCCATCCTGGTAGGTGCGCGAGAGAAACTGTGCCACCTGCGAACGCGAATACCCGTACAGACGCTCGAACGCCGAGCGGTCTCCGTTGACGAGGGTCTGGATCCAGTAGGTCAGCCACTGGCGGCGGTTGTCGTAGATGTCCATGGGTCGCATTAGAGCAAGAAATTTCTAATTTGTGTATTAGAAGTGTCTTGACGCAACAGTTTAGAACAATCTAAACTTCCCTGCATCGACCGGCCTCCCGCTTGCTGGAGGCGCCGCGGCCGATCCGAATCTTGTTCAATCCGCGCGCCACCCCGCGCCGACTGGAGCCTCTTTCCATGACTGTCACCCAAACTTCGATGGATGCTTTTCGACGTGGCCGCACCACGTCCACGGCCAAGCTGCAGTGCGATCGCATTGCCGACTACGTGGCACGCAGCGGCACCGCCACGATTGCCGAAATCGCGCAGGCGCTGCGCATTGAAAAGTCGAGCGTCTCTGCACGCCGCAGCGAATTGATCGCCGCCAAGCGGCTGGAGCTGGATGAGGAGCGCAAGTGCGGCGTCACAGGCCGCTGGGTGCAATCGGTGCGTGCGGCGCCCGCGCAGGTGCGCGTCTTTCAATAGGCGCATGCGCCGTCGCGTTCTTGCGCTGTCTGCAGTGGGCAACGCGGCAGCGCGAAGCCGATTGACGCACGCCGATATCGCTATCAACAAGCACTGAACATACGAGGACAAGGGACATGGGAATCGAAGACCGTCTGGAGAACTGGAGTCGCGTGGTGCGCGACCCAAGCTGGCAACCGCAGTACTGCGCATCGTGGGCACGCCTGGCCGTTGCCATGCGCGATGCGGAAAGCGGCGCGCCGCAGGCCATCGTCAGCATCGATGTGAACGACGGCTGGCTGGTGGAGCACGCCTGGCAGAAAATTGCTGACCCTGTAGCAAAGCGCTTGCTGCAGTATCACTACGTGCATCGCATGCCGGCAGAGATGGTGTGCCGCATTCTCGTGCGCAAGTACGGCGCGTCGCCGCATACGCTCAAGCACTGGAAGGTGCGGCTTGCGAAGGCGCAGTCGATCATGTCGCACGTCATCGATTCGGAGGTCGCTCGCGCGCAGATGACGAAGGCCGTGCGTGCTGCAGCCAAGGCCGCAGCGGCGGCTCCGATGGCCGCCTGAAAATTTTTCTGATTTTTTTCTTCAGCCCCCTTGCACCGTTTATATCCCCTTCGTATTCTGTTTCCCAGATGTTCGATTGCCCTCGCGGCGTAACCGGTTCAGACCGAGACATGCACCCCACTGGGGTGCATTGACTTACCCAGACGAAGCGCAGACGTAGCGAAGAAAAGCCCGCCACCCAGCGGGCTTTTTTGTTTCTCCGCTTTGCATCACTGATGCACTTGCACGCAACACCTGCCTCGACGTCACTGCACGGTGACCATCCGATCGGGGCCGTTTCAAACCTGGATGCAACTCACTCGATCGATCACGCATTCCTGCGCGCATCGATGAAGGCGCTTGTCTTATGGCAGATCTCTCCGATGTTTCCAATGCACTCGTCACGCTCGTCACCGGCGTGGTTTATCCGAACGGAATCAGCCAGCCGTCGATCACGGGCAATCCGGTGGTGGTCTACAGCGGCTGGCCCAACATGACGCAACTGAAGACCGACCTGCAGGCCAACAAGGCGCACGTCTCGGTCTTTCCGATCACGAGCCATCAACGGCATGCGAACACCGCGTTCTCCGACTGGACCGTGGCCACACCGCCGGCCAACACGCTGGCCTTGAGCGTAGCCGCACAAACCGTCATGGTGAACGGCACCGTCAGCACGCCGCAGAACGTTGTGCTGCTCGTGGATGGCCGGGCGTATGCCTACGCCGCGCAGGCCAGCGATACGCCGGCCAACATCGCGGCGGCGCTCGCTGCGCTGGTGGCGGTCGATCAACCGGCAACGGCTGCTGACACGTCGATCACCATTCCGAATGCGACGTATATCTCGCCGCGCGTGGGTGGCATCGGGACCGTGCAGCGCGAGACGCGCAGGCAAGAGCGCACGTTCCTGATCTCGACGTGGGCGAATGGCGGCGCGCCGCGCGACGTCATTGCCGGCAAGGTCGATTCGGTGCTCTCGGGCATCGTGCGCTTGACGTTGCCCGACCAGGGCGCCGCGCTGCGCTACAAGCGCGGCCATCAGCATGACGATCTGACCAATGGCATCTACCGGCGTGACCTGCGGTACGCCGTGGAGTACGCAACCATCGTGACCGACACGGCCTACCAGATTGCGACGGGGGCGGAGAACGTGACGGCCGGTGCCTCGATGGGCGCACAGTTTCCTGTTCGGTCCATCGTGCAGTAATCGAAGTCAACCAACCGCGCCGCCCCTAATCATTCGGGCGGTTTTTTATTGCCGGCCGCCTTTGTGCGGCCATTTTGTTTTCTCACTTGGAGGCACGCATGCCGATCGTCCAGCAGGGCAGCATCAATACCACTGCTCTCATCGTTCCGGACCTGTACGTCCAGATTGTTCCGCCGCAGGTCACCTTGCTCAACGGCGTTCCCACCAACGTGCTCGGCGTGGTCGGCACGGCCAGCTGGGGTCCCGTCAACTCGCCGACGCTGATCGGCAACATGGCCATGTACGCGCAGACGTTCGGCGCGATCCAGAACCGCACCTACGACATGGGCACTGCGGTGGCCGTGGCAGTGCAACAGGGCGCCAACAACTTCCGCTGCGTGCGCGTGACCGACGGCACCGACACCGCTGCCACGGTGGTCGCCCAGACCAACGGCGTGACGTTCACCGCCAAGTACACGGGCTCGCTGGGCAACACTGTCACGGTGGCGCTGTCGGCGGGCTCGGCAGCCAACACGTGGAAAGTGACCGTGGCCGCGCCCACGCTGGCGCCGGAAGTGTTCGACAACATCGGTGCAGGCCAGACCGGCAATGCGCTGTGGGTGGCGATCGCCAACGCCATCAACAACGGCGTCAGCGTGATGCGCGGCGCTTCACAAATCATCACTGCCACCGCGGGCGCGAGCACCACCGCCCCGACGGCCGCCACGCTGCAACTGGCGGGCGGTACCGATGGCGCGGCCACCATCACCGGCGCTGTGTTGCTCGGCCAGGACACCGTACCGCGCAAGGGCATGTACGCGCTGCGCAACCAAGGCGTGTCGATCGCCATGCTGGCCGACTGCGCCGATGCGACGACCTGGCCGACGCAGGTGGCGTTTGGCCTGTCCGAAGGCATCTACATGATCGGCACGGGCCCGAGCGGCGACACCATCGCCAACGCCGTGACGGCCAAGAGCACTGCGGGCATCGATTCGTACGCCTTCAAGCTGCTGTTTGGCGATTGGGTGTACTGGCTCGATACCGTCAACGGTGTGACGCGCCTGGTGTCGCCGCAAGGGTTTGTCGCGGGCCTGCTGGCCAACCTGTCCCCGCAGAACAGCAGCCTGAACAAGCAGATCTACGGCGTGGTGGGTACGCAGAAGACGTTCGCGAACCAGAGCTACAGCTCGGCTGAGCTGCAAGCGCTGATCCAGGCGGGCATTGATGTGGTGACGAATCCGGTGCCGGGCGGCGCGTACTTCGGTTGCCGCGCGGGGCACAACACCAGCTCGAACGCGCTCACACAGGGCGACAACTACACGCGCATGACCAACTACATCGCCAGCACGATCAACGCGGGCATGGGCAAGTACGTCGGCCAGCTGCAGTCGGCCACGGTGCGCGCGCAGGCGGCGGCCACGCTGTCGAACTTCCTCAGCTCGATGGAGCAGCAAGGGATGATCGGCGCGGTCAATGGCGGCCCGGCGTTCTCGGTGCAGATCGATGCGAACAACAACCCCATGAACCGCGTGGCGCTGGGGTACATGCAGGCCGACGTGAAGGTGGTCTACCTGTCGGTCATCGAGAAGTTCCTGGTGAACGTGGAAGGCTCGCAAGCCACGGTGATCCGCACTTCGACTGCGAATCAGTAATCCACCTGATACCTGTCAATCAACCTTCTGGCCTCGCACGGCGCGAGGCCATTTCTTTTGGAGAACGTTATGCCGATTCAAGGCTACTCCGTCGGCCGCGACTACACGCTGGTCATCCAGACCGCAAGCGGCACGCTGCAACCGAACAAGATCACGGCTTTCAAGAGCAAGCAGGACGTGACCGACGTGCGCGTCAAGCGCCTGGACGGTATTACCGACCACGTGCGCTTCTTCGACGGCTGGTCAGGTTCGTTCGACGTAGAGCGCCAGGACGCCACGCTCGACAACTACTTCGCGCAACTCGAAGCGGGCTATTACGCAGGCGTGAACGAAGCCCCCGCGCAGATCTACGAAACGAT